CATACCACGATGGAAAGGGCTTGCTATGACTTCAATTCGGTACTTCACCGTGCCTCGCCAATAACGAAAAGGTACTGCTGCATAAAATGCTGGGGCACATACGTAAGACGTACCTGATGGCGCTGCGTAACATGGTGTAACAGCCCAATGCTGCAACATGTCACGCCTAGCTCTATTTGAATTCCAATCAAAAGAAGCTAGCAACATTTCTCTTTTACCCAAGCTAACAATGGTCATCTCATCAAGCGATCCAAATCCACATACGCTAGGGTCAACTGTAACTTCATTTTTGGAATCCAAAGCTAATTTAGTAGATGTGTCAGTAACATTAAATTGGGACATATTGCCGTACGGTTTATTCATAATATGCTTAATTTCGGGAGGATTTGACGGTCGACTAAAACCAAAAGCTGAAGCAATCTGCAATCCGACACCTATCGCGTTATATGCAGCCTTTGCGTATGGTTTTATTCTCACTACCATGTTACCCATAACGGACCCAACATTGGCAGAAGGAGCTTGCTGTGCATTGGTGATGGCATATTCTGATTGTTCAGTCAAATTACTAATGTTGCGTATTGTGGGCAACGACAGACTAACATTTGTCATCCATGCATAAACATTATAATTCACTGAATCAGTAGTATCCCCAAGGGCTCGTAGCGGACCAAGAGAACGTATAATTATCTTGTCCACTATGTTCAGGGGATTATCCAAGTCTGTGAGATCTATTGCTCCGAAAGGATGAATTAAGTCGTATGCCAGAATAGCTCCTTGTGACGCTGTTATATCGACACCAACGTAGGGTAATTGCAATACTTGTTCCAAAATTGGATCTGTTGTTGTTGCATATATTGGCATGGGTTCATATGCCATAATAAGCTTACCATAATGAAATGGTGATCCATTAACAACAATTTTCAAATGCATTTTACCACTTATGTATGCGTAATTAGAAATCCTATTTGCAATCCTAACTTGCTTAAAAAAATCTATGCTAGCTCGAAAATCCTCAGCGACAAATGTATTAACGTCAACAGTATTAGTATAAAGTAATATAGGACGTGCCAAAAAATCAGACAACGAAACATCGGGTGTGTGCATGATGGAAAAAGTCGAATCCTTATTACTAATAGACTCGACTTGCATATCAGATTCGACTGTAGTAAATTGGGTTACAACATTCCCTTCTAATCCATTGGAAACTGACAGTTGTTCAGACTGTTCCATCATGTTCGCAAGTATCCACCTGCTTGTAGTTTTACTATGTTCTACCAACATAAGACTGCTTACCTGTCCATCTGGGACTTGATTATCTTCTTTAATTTCGTTATTTGTGATATTATAATTATTACATAATTCATCAATATCAAATGAATTACAACCTGTAATGGCAGGAACGTTATATTGTTTTATAGTGTCATGTTGAAAGCCTAATATACCATTATATATCGGTAACCAAACAACATTTCCACTTTGTTCGTCCAAATCGAACTCAATTTCATCCTTGGGCATAATCATCCTAGTATATTTATTATGCCATATTTCCACCCTATCCTCAAAACTGAA